AACACTCAAGACCTCTCGCGGATGGACTTACATCGAAGAGGTCATGGAGAAAGAGATCGTCGGTGCAGCTCTTGGCATGGCAACTAATGCAAACATGTCAGTTGAAGAGATGCACTTTCGTCGTGGCTCAATCTGGGCCGCAAAACAGCTTCTTGATCTACCTGAGCGACTCACAGCACATCTGGAGAGCGCCATAGCACTTGAGGCAGCAAACCTGCCGGACGAAGCTCAGGCTTCTTTCGACATACTAACTAAATCCCCGCCAAGGCCGGGAGAGGAATAAGAAATGGCTGACCAACCGATAGACCCAAGTGCAATGATAGACCGAGTGGCATCGCAACAAATGGGTGTCCAACCACAAGTACCAGAGCAACCAGTGCCTCAACAGGCCGCTGAAAAAGCTCCTGAAGTACCCACTGACCAAGAGAAAGCTGTTGCTGACGGATCACCAAAAACAGAAGGTGATCGTATGGATGCAGACGCGATTCTCTACGAGATCGACTTTGGTGACGGCGATATGCGAAAGCTGAGCCCGAAGCAAATCTCGGAAACTTTTAAGCGTTACCGTGATGTCAATCACAAGCAGGCTCAGAACTCTAACCTTAACAGAGTAGTTGAAGCCGCAATCAAAAACGGAGTTGCTAAAAGTCCTGATGACGCCGCACGCCAACTGTTAAATCTCTTGAAGGCTAACGAGACGAATGCACAGATGGGCGACACTGACGGCAAGACAAACGTCCAAGCCAAAGCTGAGACGTCAATGGATGCTCTGGCCCAATGGGAAGAAGACAACGCTGTCTCGCTTCCACCGGGATTCAGAGAGCAAGCTGACATGATGAACAAGATGGGCGCTAACATGACCCAGCTTCAGCAGATGCTAGGTCAAGTCCTGAGACAATCCGAAGGTAACGCTAACCAAGCTGTTCAGCAAGGTCTCGAAGCCCAAGACATGAAGGGTCAGGCTATCAAACAAGCGATTGCCAACAACCTAGATAAAGCGGCTCAAGCCACTGGCTTATCGGATGAGCAGGCAGAAGACTTTAGAATCTTTGCTTACGAGCGTGGATACACGGAGGACGACTTTGTTGATCTCCGCTTGACCGCTAACGTAATGAACGATTTTAAAAACAACATGGCTTCTCCTGAGATGGAGCGACTCAAAGAGATCAATGCACGCAGACAGTCATTCACTGGCACTGTAGCTCAGACTCCTATGGGTAGCGGAGCAGATGGTTCTGCAAATCCTGAAGCAACCACCTTAGACCGCTTAACTTCTGCGGCGATGAACAAAGGCTAGTAGCACTAAGCACCACAGGAAGGGCTCCCAATCGGGAGCCTTTTTTTTGCAAACAGGGACGATGGGTATATCCCATAAGTCATATTATTAAATCACAGGCGCTACGGCCCCTTTTTGCAACACAGATATACCCGAGTACATTCCTTTTGGGACGGTAATTCCTCACAAGGCGCAGTAACTCACCAAACTATTTTCGTAAACTTTTGCCTATAAGAGGAAACTTATCATGGCTATTCAAGGTGTACGGGGTACTGGAGAGTTCTCAAGTGACTTTCGCCCCAAAAACTATCGTGAATTATTCACGCTACTAGAGCCAAACGGTAATGCACCGTTAAACGCTCTGCTTTCTATGGGTTCATCAGAAGCTACTGACGATCCTGAGTACAAGAACTTTCGTGACGAACTGCCAGATCGCAAACTGCAAGTGAATGGTGCTGTTGCTTCAACAAGCACAACTTCAATCACTGTAGATGCTTCTGCTGATAACAAGTACGCCGTTGCTGGCGCTATCCTTGTGAACAGCCAGACTGGTGAAGTGATGCGAGTCTCTGCTGATACTACTGCTACAACTGTAACTGTTGTGCGTAACATCGGCGGAACTGCTCACCAAATCGCGGACAACGCACCACTGTTTGTAGCTGGCTTTGCTGCTGCTGAAAACCAAGATGTCGGTACGGCTATCTCGTTTGATGCAACTGTAGCGTCTAACTACACTCAGATTTTCCGTACTGCCTTCGGTGTGTCTAACACTCTGAAGTCAACCTATCTGCGTACTGGCGATAAAGAAGACGAAGCGATGACTAAGGCGCTGAAACTTCACATGAGCGACATCGAACGCGCTATGTTGTTCGGCATCAAAGCTGAAGAGAGTGCTTCTTCTGCGGCTCCTCGTCGTTACACTGGTGGTCTTACCACTTCTATCTCAAGCGTTATCGACGTTGCAAGCGACATCGATGGCGACGGCACCATGAACGAAGCTCAGTTTGATGAAGAACTCATCAAGACTGTATTCAAGTATGGTTCACGAGAGAAGATTGCATTTGTTGGCTACAAAGTAGCTGCTCACTTGCAGGAGTTCGGTAAGTCTCGCTGGCGTCCAGAGAGTGTTGAAGGTGCATACGGTGTGAACCTGACTCGCTATAACACTTTTGCTGGTGACCTTATGGTTCACCTCCACCCGCAGTTCCGTCAGGTTCCGGGCATGGACAACGCAATGATTGTTGTTGACTTCCCATACTTGAAGTACCGCCACCTAGAAGGTCGTGATACTGCTCTGTATGAGAACCGTCAGGGCAACGGTGTTGATGGTTCTATCCACGAGTACCTGACCGAGTGTGGTCTGGAGATGCTTCAGGATAAGACTCATTGCTACATCAAGAACTGGTCAAGCAACGCATAAGCGGACGACCAGTCGCTTCTTGAAGCGTAAATTAGGGGTAGTAGGGCAACCTGCTACCCTTTTTTTATGGAGACGATAATGGAAAGTAAAGTAACCGCTAAACCAAAGGCGAAGAAAGTTAAGGCTGAAGCAAAAGCTCCTGCTACACCGAAGGCTCCTGAGACAGTTTGGTTTCAATCTAAAGAGATAGAGCCTACTCAATTCAGTATTCGCGACAACTACGCCTCGCTAGAACCCGGTGGACGATTAGTCTGGGAGTTCTCTCAGGAGGACGCAGTGTTTGTTCGTCGCCACCACTTCGTTCAGACAGGGCGAGTCATAGAGGTAGACTAAGATGGCAGAGACCAGCAACACCAATCCCCATGTAGCCGACAAGAACTCACCGCTTGAGACGATGGCCATGCAAGCTGTTCGCCGATTTGGTGACTTCTCGCCCGGGACATTATCTGGTGATGCGGTCTTAATGTTCATCGAGTTTGCCAATATGGTTATTGATGAAGTGCGCATGCACCCCTACTGGGATGCAACAAACGAACTCAACTACTATGAGCATCTGAGTGAGACCCGCCCTATTCCTGACACGATCATGATCGCTGGCTTGCTCTATCACTACGCGACACAACAAGCATCTGAAAAGTCACAACAGTATGGTTCCTTCTTTATCAGAACGATCAGCCAAGAACTCTGGCGACTGAAGAACGGAAACACACCTATTCAGATGCGTGTCATGGACAACGGCACTAATAAGCGTAACTACACAGCCAAGTCCACAAGCACTATAAATGGAACAGTGACCTACTGATGGCGACTAAAGCTCCAACAGGAGTTCAAACCAAGACTGTTGGCTATGACGGCTTTCAGGGTCTCGACGTCTCCAGAGACACAACCTCACTAGATACGGGCAAGGGCCAGCATCTTGCGCAGGTAACCAATGCGTTCTGTGATTGGCGGGGACAGATAGTCAGAGACCCGGGAGCTAAGTTAGTTCAGGGTGAGCACCCAATCCTAAACGTCAATTTTTATTCTGCCGCAAATGTTGTTTACGCAGAGCAGGATGGCGCAGGCATAAACCTTGTGAGCGAGGACGACCACAGGTATACGAACGCTTTCCCTTCTGGCTCCAATGTAACTTCGGCGGTCTTTAACAGAAAGGTTCACTTCTTCAGCTCTGGTTCTCAGTCGATTTCGTATGACGGTATCAAGTACACCCCAAACGGAAGCCCAGACCTAAACGAGCTTAGACCATCCTTCGCCGCATCTGTTGCTAGGCGATTCTGTGTTGCAGGCGTATCTGGCAGAGAGACTCAGATATTTCTGTCCCGTGTGGACGACGATGGAATATTCCCCGGGGACGAGCCGCTTGACAGTAATAGCGTACTACGTGCTGGCGCGATAGACGTATCAAACCAATTAGGCACATCAGAAGTGATCACTGGTCTGGCTAAGTTTGAGCAAACTCGCTTGGCGGTTTTCACCTCTGACCGAGTACTTATCTACGCCATAGACGCCAACATTGATTTATGGGCGCTCGATGATAAGGCAAGTATCAACGTAGGTTGCGTGAGCCATGCGACCATAACTCGTGCAGGTAGCGACATCTTGTTCTGCTCTCGATCTGGCGTCCACAGTCTTCGTCGATCCGTGGACAACGGTATAACCATCGAGGGAACAGAGCTATCAGAAAAGATAGACATTAAGTATCGCGAGTTAATCGCGAGTGTCGAGTCTCCTGAAGACATTACCGCAACCTATGATCCTGACATGAGTCAGTACCACATATTCTTTCCTCAAAAAGGCGGCGTTCTGTCTAAACGCTTAACGCTGACAGTAACCCCTGAAGGCAAGCCCAAATGGTCGGAAGGAACATTCCTGAACGCAAGATGCGGATCATTCCAAGGCGGACGACTTGTCTATGGAAGCTCTGGCGGCATTTACGATATAGCCAAAATTGAGGAAGAAAGTGACGTCCATCCAGAGATGGTCGTCACGACACCCGTTCTCTGGCACGGCAGTTTCACTGAGACAAAGACAGTGAACTCTCTGATCATTCAAGCAGATGGATCAGGTAGCGCGACGCTAGAGGTAATAGATGACGTGGGTAGAACGATAGGGAGTTTGTCATTCGAGATTAGCGATAGCGCGGACGACAACTACTTCCCTGATGTCCCATTATCACGTCAATACGAAAGAAAACTAGAGATGCGATACAGAGCTGCCCAGTACCGATTGACCATAAATGGTAAGGGGTTATGCAGAATTATTGGCATTGGCGTGATACTGAGGAAGTAAAATGGCACGGCTTAGACAACAAAACTCACAAAATTATGTTGCATCACAGAACATAAACGCGGAATTCGAGAACGTAATACGTTACTTGAACTCTGCTGAACTAGGTGACAAGACGCTCGGTGAGCTTCTTTCTACCCTGTTCACTGCTGACGGAATTTGGCAGGGGCCAATCGAGCTACGTAATGACAGCTCTAATGGTCTGCAATACCGCGTAGGAACCTACACATCTCAAGACACTGGCTGGGCAAACCTAGCAACCCTCGCCGAACTCCGTGGAGCGGCAGGCACTGTAGTGAGTGAGATTGGTGCTCCGATTCTTTACAGCAGACAAGACACGACGGCCACTGGCAGTCAAACGGTGTTTAACTACGCTTTTGATAGTTCGGACGAACTGCTGGTTTATGTTAGCGGTGTACTCAAGGTCGAAGGCGCGTCAGCCGACTATCAAAAGAGTAGCGCAGCGAACACGGTCACCTTCAACTCAGGTCAGTCTGCTGGGGCCGTTGTGACCATCTACAAAATACGAGCAACTGCCATCACTGGCTTTACTCGTTCAGATATTACGACCACGGCGAACCAAACTGTATTCCCGTTTGTCCACGATGAGTCAACAGTTCTTCAGGTATACAAGAACGGCATCCTGCAAAGATCAGGCGGTGCAAATGATTATGTGACTAGCGCGGCAACTGACACAGTAACATTTACTAGCACAGTAGCTTCCGGCAATGTCGTATCCATCATTACTGTTGAGAGCACAGAGACTAACGTAGTCACTGGCCTAATGACAGAAGCTAACTTCACTGACACAGCTACAGG